CCGAGACCCCGTGTATGCTGGCCGCGGTCTCCGTGTGGATGTCCTTTCCCTCCAGGAACAAATCGATCCCCGTCTGACATCCGGACAGAGCCATGACCAGCCGCATCTCGACTTGGGAATAGTCCATGGCGAGAAAGGAGCGTCCTTCGGGGGTCACAAATCCGTCCCGGACGAGTCTCCCCAACTGAGTCCTTGCCGGAATAGCCTGTACATTGGGATTGCGCACCCTCAGCCTTCCTGTCTCGGTGCCGGGCACCGCGCTGATCCTCGCGTGTATGCGCGCTCCGTTTCCATCATCCTCCACCCACTTGGGGAGGGCGTCCGCATACGCCGTCTTGATCTTGGCCCTCTCCCGGTACTGAAGGATGAGATCGATCACGGGGTGGTCCACTTTCTTGAGTTCTTGGTCGTCGGTGGAAGGTTTTCCCGTGTCCGTCAGGCGCGTGGGGGTGAATCCCAGCTTGTCGTAGACCAAGGTCGCCACTTGAGGACCCGACACGGGGTTGAACCGATAGGGCTCCCCGTCCAGATAGGCCCCAGCCACGTCGGCGGCTTGGTCCGCTATGTCGGCCATGGGGCCCCCCAACTCCTCGGACAAGGAGGCGAAATAGGAGGGATCGACGCCGATGCCCCCGTCCTGCATGGATCGAACGATGGGGAGCACGGGGCCGTCCACGTGGTCTAGGACAAACTGGAGGCCCTCCTCCTTGATCAAGGGGGACAGGGAACGATACACCCTCAGGGTGGCGTCGGCGTCCCGGGCGGAATACCTCAGGGCTTGACGGACGGGCACGTTGGCCAAGGACGCCTCCGGCATCGGCCCAAGCTTTTCCTCCACCTCGGCGCGTTCCAAATCGTCTATGTCCTGCCACCTGCGGTACGGGTTGGCTCCCTTGTCCATATGATCCGCCAGTATCCTCTTCGCCTTCCTTGTGATGGTGTGGGGCTTCCGGGTCCGGGTGTTCATCCTACCCAGTTTGTTGTCCCATTTGGTTTCCGATATGGGAGGAGGAGGCGACCATTCGCCATCCGCCACCTCTGACAGGTACGAAACGGAAATGTCGTCTTGGAAAGGAGACACGATGTCGGTGTAGTCCTCCATGGTGATCCCGCACAGGTCCCGGGCCAGCGTCTTGAGACCCATTGGAAGACCCAACAAATAAGCCATGAGCATGGTGTCCACGAAATTGTCCATCTGGACGAATTGGGCGTCGTAGTCGTAGTTGTGGACCACCACTTTCACGTGGGAGGGGATGGGGCCCATGATCCTTTCCATGTCCCTCCACGTATCCGCGGGTACGAAAAGGGCCTCTCCGGGCTTTTTGGATATCTGGACGGACCAAAGCTTGCCGTCCACGGTCTCCGTGTCCAAGGCCAACATCTCGGCGTGCACCAGATAGTTGTACACGGACAAGGGGTCCTTTTCGGTACGGTATGTGGCGTGCGGGTGCTCATCCTTCACAAAGAAGTCGGCCATGTCAACGTTGTCTATGTCGTTTACCAACCTCTTCAGGCCTTCGAAATCCGACAGAATGGTGCGTATGAACCGGGTCTGGTGCAGACCCGCCGCCGGGTGGATGACGGGGTAGACGTAGTCCGGGGTGTGGCCGTAGGGAAGAGTTATCCCGGCCAAGGGGCGGCCGTGCAGGTGCTCAATGCCGTCGTTTAGGCCCGTAGCCCAACGCGTGGCAAACACCCCCATGGTGACCAGAACCCGGGGCCGTACCATCTCGATCTCCGTGGCGGCCCAACGTGTGGCGCACTCGTCCACTTCTCCCGGGAGCGGGTCCCGGTTGTTGGGAGGGCGGCACTTGATCGTGTTGGTAACGAACACGGAAGACCTGTTGTGTCCTATGGATTTGAGAAGGGAATCCAGGAACTGCCCGGCGGGTCCCGTGAAAGGAATGCCCGTTTCGTCCTCGTTGCGACCCGGGGACTCGCCGATGAACATGATGTCGGTGGGGGTTGGCCCGGTGCCGGGAACGGGTCCTTGGCATCCCTTTCGCAGGTCGCAAGCCGTGCATTCCCGGTTGGGCGCGTACAAGGGGTGGGTGATTGGTGGAGTGGTCATTGTTCCTCCTCTCCGTTGATGGCGGCCACGATGCGGGCCGACGTTTTCTTGCCGATTCCGGATACCTCGGACCACTCCTTAGCGGTGGCCCCGGCCAATCCCCGGACGGACGGGAAAAAATCCTCTATGGCCTTGGACCTCTCCCAACCTACCCCCGGCAACTCCTTGGCCACGCGACGCAGGAGAGAGGGCCTCCCGTACAGGGAGACAGCGGGAGGTGGCGGAGTGTGGAACTTGTTTAGGCTGGAATGGTCTTCGGGGGGTCTGCGAAACAGGGAGTAAAGAGACTTGATCTCCTGAGCCGTGTCCGTTGCGTTCGCGGTGCGGCGCACGTGAACCCCGGCATACAGCTCGATCTCGTTGAGATAAGACCTGAGCCTCGACCCGGTGGTCTGGGGGACGGAGGGAACCCAGCGGCCCCCTTTCCTGATCTGGATGAGGCCCGACACCCGGTCCTCCCGGACGGCTCCGACCTCAAGGAAGAGGAAGACGCGGTCAAAACCTGCGGCGCGTGCGTCCTGTACTTGCTGGATGTGTCGTCCGTCTTCCATGCACTTGATGAGGTCTCCCAGCTTCTTCCTTTCGCCGCACACGCGGATGTCCGCACCCCCCGTCCACTTCCCGAAAAAAGCGAAATCTCCGTGGGGTATGGGCACCGCGATAGCCAAGGAACCCAACAATTCAAGGACGTCCCTGTCGTTGGGTGCCTCCGTGACGAAGATCACGAACCGTGCACCATGAGAAGCAAAAACTCAAAAGAGCGGGAATCGTCCCAGAATATCTGCCCGTTCAGGGCCGGATTCTGTCGGCAGTCCTTGACTTGCACCCCGAACCGGGTGCCGTCCTCCCCGTCGTGCCGTACCGTTTCCAAGTTGGCTTGGACGGAATACCCCATATCGTTCCAGCCTTTCCTCTCCCATCCTCCCGTCCACGCGTCGTTCTTGTATTCGCGGCTCATCTTGTGCAGAAGGACGACGGTGAGGTCCGAATGGTAGAACTCGCGGACGAGCTCCCGTTTGGTAGCGTTGATCGGGCCCCAATGGTGGGGCATCACCTGATCCAACCGCCCGAACGTGGCCAGCCTCTGCAATTCCCAACACTCGGATTCGGTGTCGATTACCAAGGAGCCTTGGTTGTTGTCCAAGACCGCCCGAATCCTCATTAACAGGTCGTTCCAGATTCCCACATACACCTCTTTGGGCTGATTGCGGGGAACCTTGACCTCGTACATTCTGATGTCCCGGTCCACGAACTTGTGGACCACTCCTTCCGTTCCCATGTCTAGGGAGACAAAGAACACGGGCTCCGGGGCTGTCCGGAGGGCCATGTCGGTCTTGCCCGATTTCTCGTGTCCGGATAGGGTGGCCACGATCCGGCGGGGGACGACCTGAGAGGGGGGAAGGAACCCCAAGCTTTCCATATTAATCATTGTGTACTCCACGGTGAATTGATGAGGGCGGGGGCTGGTGCTGGTGTAGCCCCCGCCGGGAAACTAGGAGGCGGGGGTTATAACCCCGTCCCCGCTGACCTGGAACCCCCGGGCCGTTAGGACGGCGCGGAAGTCGGGGGAGAACACCCGGGCCGCTATCTGGTCGCGGTTTGGGTGAGATGCGAGGGTCGAGAAGACCCCGGCGGCCAAGTCCTGCATGGAGAATCCAGAAGGCTTCTCGGAGGACATGTTCACGACCAACTCCATGGCGGAGTCGTCCACGCTACCAGAGGGGGACGCGGCCGGGGGAGGGGTCGGTGCTCCCCCCGGGGTCGATGCGGGTCTTGCACTGTTCTCCCAAGGGAGATTGTGGATGACGGTGGGAACAATGGACATACGTGGTCGCACGGTTCCATCGGCTCCCGCCGCGGCGGGGAGTCCGGCCCTTGTCGGCTGTTGTTTGGGCTCAAACAGGGCGTAAAGGCCCTTGAACACCGAGGCATCCCCGGTTATTCGGTCCGCGGGAAAGCCCGCGTTGACCACCTCCGTCATCAGAAAGCCGACATTGGAGTTCTTGGCCAATTCCGTCTGCGCCCCCATCGCCACAGCAAATTTTCCTTCTTCGCCCGGTTGCCAGCGGGTCGGGTCTCCCGCACTATAGTGTTGCTGGTAAGTCTGTCCCGAGTTGTCCTCCAGGGTCCAGCGGAGAGCGAAGGCCTGAGGGCCCCTACCTCCATAGTCCCAAATGACGAATCTCGAATCTTGAACTACCATGTCTCCGGACGGAAGTCCCGTCCCTTCTGACATCAGTTCCGGGTTGAGGCTTGCGCCTCCCTGTTGGGTGGTCATATCCACACCTCCTCTTGTTATTGTGGGGCCCGGTTGATCCCCATTACACATTGAATCACCGATTTGACGGCCTGTCAATGGGTGGGGATTGGTGAGGCCCCCACGGTGGGCCGTGAACCATCATCTTGAACCCGGCGATCCTGTCGTGGAACCAGCCCGGGGCAAAATGCTTGTACCTATTCCAGAACCAGAGCCAATTGTCGTCGACCAACAGAACCTCGCACTGGTCGGAGGCGGATCTGGTGCCGCGCCCGGCTTCCTGTACGATGTCCCCCATGGCCACATAGCTGGTCCAATCCTTGTCTTCTTTCGTCCGTGCCTTTACCACGGCGGGGCGGGTGTCGGGGTACGGGATTTTGCCGATGATTATGTATTCACAATCGGTTCCGGGGAAGTCCCATCCCGAGGTGACGGAAGGCGACACAAGGACGCGGGGGGCCGGAGCCTTGCGGAAGGCGTCCACCATTTGGACGACGTCGGAAGTCCCGTGGGACATCATGATGTCCCGATGCCGGGACAGGTTCAGAAGGGTGTTCCTTCTGTTGTAAGACACCGTGAAGACGATGCCCTTCCTGTCGAGTCTCCGGTCTATCAACTGGTCGATACGGGAGACCCAAGCTTTGATGTCCTCGTCCGAGGATCGGAAGTTGAGCCGCACCGTTGACACGTGCTTGACCGGGGTGTTGGATGCGGGGAATCCGGAGGGGGCCGAGACAAAAGGCGGGTCCTCGATTCCCAGCAGATCGGCGGTCTTGGGTGTCATAAAGGCCGACATCAGGATGACCTTCTTGGCCGATCCAAACAAAAGGTGCCCATAGTCCGCGGGCCAAAGGGGGACAAAGGACCAAGAGCCCCGGTTGCCCTGCCAACTCCACCTCCCGGAGGACTTGTAAATCGACTCCAGACGGCGAGCCAAACCTTGTAGACGGCGATATTCTCTCGTGTGCTTCCCCTCAAGGCGTCGCCCCTCGGTGGCCGCATCTTGTATGTCCGTCCTCAGGGAATCGGAGAAATCCGATACGCGCGACCATGCGCCCCGCGCCCACGTCCTCCATTGGTCCCAATCGTCCATGGCCGTCTGCGGAAATCTGCACCCGGTCTTTTCCAGTTCGTCCCGACCGACGCGAACCGAGACAAAAGACTCCAAAGCCTGAAACGCGAGATGAGCCTCGTCGCATATGAGGAGATCCCTTTCGCCTATGCCGTCGGAGTGGTTCACCTGAGCCAGCCAGTATGCGTAATTGGTAACCGTTATGGGAGCCCGGGAGGCCGCGCTTCTCTGGTCGTAGTACAAACACCCGTTGTGGCGCAGGGTACACGGCACCCCGGCGTGGCAAGAAGCTTCTTGGACGGTTATCCCGAGGTCTTCCCCCGCCAGACACGAGTAGTTGGCCTGTCCCCTGATGTCGGTGACGGAGCCGTAAAAGTCGGTCAGTAGCTGAGACTGTAATCCCTTGGTTGCCGTCAGTATGGCGGCCCGCTTCCCGGACACCATGGAGGACAGAACGGAAAGGAGGCTCTTGCCCGACCCCGTTGGGGCCTCCACGCAAAGGAATTTTTGGTCGGACGCCATCCAAGACATGACCCGCGAAAAGGTTTGGTCTTGGCCCGGATACCACGACGAATACTGGTCGGGCACCGGGGCCAATTGATTGGGGGACGGTAGTGTCGCCGGGTTCACGAGAGCAGATTCTTGAAGGAAGCCTTGCCCCCAGCCAGCATGTGGGCAAACCTCCTCTCTACCTCTTCCATGTACACGTCCCTCCAAGAGGAATCTTCGGGCATGTGCTCTATCTGGTCCACCACCCTCCTGACCAAGGTCAGGGCGAGGTCGTTCCTACCCGATGCGAGATGGCGAGACACCTGTCCCGCTAGCCTCTCGAAGACCTCCTGGAAATCGGTGTTGTACTCCTCGTCCCGGACCAACTCGACAATAGCGTCCACTTGTCTGGTGACGGAAGGTATGGGGGCCAAGGTCTCCAGCCATTCGAAATGTCTGGTGAGGGCGTGCCTCACGACGTCGCCCTTGGACCGATACGGGAACCACTTGGAGGAGACCACGGTCTCCAACTGTCTGTCCATACCGGGTTGGATGCGGGCCCAGATCCGTGAGGAATGGCCCTTGTTGTCGCTTGCGGGGACCCGGAAGGACTCGGCCGAGGGTTGGCTCTGTTGGTCTTCCGGACGTACAATTTCTTCTACCATGTTTACTTCTCCTGTGTGCGAACGGGGCCAGCGAGTCGAACCGTATCAAAGATGACTAGTAAACCCAAAAGGAGGGGTGGCCCCGTCCACCATCCTATCGTACCAGATGCTTGACGGATACGCAATAGGGGTGTCATCGGAGGGCGGGGCTCGGGAT